GTGTCTAATAACGTGTAAACACCCGCGTCTAGTTTATAGCGTTTTACTTGTACGTTGCACCACTGGGTAGTTTGACTTGCGCTAAAAAAATTGTACGGTCTTTGTCTTACATTCCACGTTATGTACTCGCGTATGTAAGGACTTATATTATAGTACGTGTTTAAGTTGTTAGTAGCGGGTATTAATTTACTTAATGTATACTGCGGTGTTGCAGGTGCTGAACCCGTACCATTCCATATAAATAGTTCTACCTTACTGCCTTCTTGTCCTGAAGAATTTATTGTAATTATGTACGGTGAACGTGCGAATATGCCCATCTTATTATTTTTTAAAGTTTTCGTTTAGTATTTGTGTGAATAGTTCTTCGGCTTCTAGTCCGTATTTTTCTACAAGCGTGTCAGGTAGTCTTTTAAAAGCAGCTTCAAAAGGTTTCGTAAAAAACAAACTCGGTTTTAAACCACGCGAATATATGTTACGCGCTATTACATACGCTAAAGACTTATAGTTTCCTTTTGCGTATTTTCCCTTTGCATCCCTAAATCTTATGTTTCGTCTTTTTGCCCACGTTTCTATGCTGTTAACAAACGTTCCCCAAGTGCCACGCTTTGAACCACTACCAAACTTAAACCTACTATTCGGTGCTTGTTGCCCTTTTATCTTTGCGTTGGGACTTACGTTACTTGGGTTAGCACCTCGCACACCTTCGTTTTGATACCAACCGTATTCAGACATCTCAAAAGTCACCTGTATAGAATTAGGACTTTCTTTTACATAACCCTTTATAGAATTTTGTAGGTTGCCTAAACTTTTAGGTGCGTTTCTTTTTGCCTCGCTTATTACGTGGTCACGAAATTCGTTTAAAGACTGCTGAACGCTTTTTAACATATTGTCATATCGTTAGGAAACAATACATCAAACGTCATAGTCCACCCCGCTAACTTGTTTTCAAACCTATCTATAAACGGTTCGCAGTTAGGTGCGCCAGTAACTTGAAAACTATCGTCGTACAAGTCGCCACGTCTTAGCATTTCGTACACCCTGTTTAATATTGCTAGTTGCGTATTAAGTACGTCTAGTTCGTTATCGTTGCCTTCAAATAAAGAAGTTGTTTCGTCTTTTGATAGGTCTACTATGTCCATAGCCATTATACTGACGTTTGCCTGTTGTACGTTATTTACAAACTGAACGCTGTTTACAATTATATGTACTAATGGAAAAATAGTTTGCTTGTTTAAGTCAACTTCAAATATGTCACCCTGCGTAACCGTGTTTACCAACGCATCATTGTCAAAGTGGTCTTTTATTTTAGTTAATAAGTTGTAGTACCCCGTCATTGTCTATATTGTTTTCTAAGTTCGTTGTGTTCGATTTGGTTCTTTTGTTTTTCAAAGGTGAGATAGGTAAGACATTTAGTAAGTCGTAGTCTAGTGACTTCGTCAAACTTTGTAGCATCTCCTTTAGCGATTGCATATATGCTTCCATACCACCCCCAAGTTTGGTTGAATTGTCCTCGTTCGGTGAAGTCGCTGAAGTTATTTTGTTCTTCTTCATCTCGCGTTGTAAATAACTCATTGTAGCTACTAACAATTCTTTTTCTAAATTCCAAAAAAAAAGCGTTGCACTAATTGCTACTGACAAAGGTGCGTACTGCATTAAGTCCTGAAATGCTACGTTTGGTTCGTAGTCTAATATTTCGTAACCGTTTTTAGTTCGTGTTTTTATAGGTCTATAAAGTACCGCCATAGCTTTATGGTAGCTACTCCAGTTTTGAACGTGTGCGTCTAAGTCTACGTATTCACCGAAAGTAATGTCTTCTAAGTTAGGTATAAACCCAAACTCATAACTACCCATTACAAAGGTTTGCTTTAACTTAGGTTTTTCGCTGAACAATTTAGTAAAGTGTTGTATTAAGTCGTTTAAGTCCGTTACCTTAATTTTTACTACGTCTTTTATATCTACACCGCAAAATATTTCAATCATTTTCTGCGCTACAAATTCTTCATCGTTAGACGTGCTTTGTACTTTTAAAAAGTCTTGGTAACGTTTTAAAGGTATTTCGTCTAGACTTGTCGGTATGTTTATTTTAACCTTCATATATGTATAACTTTATTTTTTGTTATTGTAGTAAGCAAGTGCCACCGAATACGCTTCGAATAGCATTTTAATATGGTACATCATTCTGTTAGGATTGTTGAATACTATCTTGACTTTTTTGTTCGTCTTTTCGTAGATATAACTTTCAACTAATACTATAGCTTTGTTTATTTCAGGGTCGCTCATTTTATAAAGTATTGTCCTCTAGTTGGGTTTTCTAATTGATAGCTTACCGCGTATCTTATAGCGTCTAAAGCGTGATTGTGTGCGTCTATAGGTGTGGCAGACTTTTTTTCTAACCAACAATAGTTATTAAGTTCTTTTATTAGTTCCGTGCTTTCAGGGTCTACTATTAAGTCAAAGTCTTGTAGTAGTGCTATGCCGTAAGTTACCGAGCCTTGACCTTTAATAGCTGCTACTATATTGTTGTTTACTTTTAGTTCTGTTATAAGTCTAGGTTCTGCGCTGTCAGCAACTATTAGATTGTCTTTTGCAAATCGTTTGTTTAAGTCTGATATTTGCGAAGTCGTTAAACCTTGCTTGTAGTAATGTAATTTTAGGTATATTCTTTTATTTGTTTTGTCTATAGAAGTTTCTACTAATGTAGTAGGGTCTGCACTAAACCCAAAGTCTTGACCAAATACACTTTTAGAAACTTGCTGAAAAGAACCCATTTGCCAGTTAGAAAATACAACACCTTCCGCTTTGTCTAACCAACCCCCTAGTATTTGGTGTTTGTACTTTTCAGGTCTTCGTAGTCTAATGTTTTCTAATTGGTTTATGTAGCTACTACTTAAATTTTCTTTGTTATCTAAATAAGTAGTGTGTATGTATGTAGTATCGTGTTTTTGTAGGTTCTTGCCGTCTTGCATTCCTTTAGATTCAAAAAAGCGTTGGTATATCCAATGTTCTTTAGTAGACGGGTTCATAATCATTATAACCCTGTTTTGTGTATCTTTTGACCTTACAGACAAATCTATTTTATCAAAGGTTTCTTCGTCAGTTAGTTCTTCAGCTTCGTCTAGTACCCACGTTGTAACACCTTGTAAAGATTTTAAGTTAGCTGTTTGGTCACCTGAACTTGTTTTAATACCTCTAAATAATATTCTACTTCCTGACTTCTTATTTATTATTTCGTCTTTTGTTATGTAGAAGTCTTCTTGTATTCCTAACAATTCTATTTTTTCTAAGAACTCAGGTATAATAGATATACTAGCAGAACGCAAAGTATAACGTGTAAATAAAATAACGTGCTTAGGTTCAAATGTCATAAGACAAAGAAGTAGTCCAATAGAAAAAGACTTACCCGAACCACGACCACCTGTACAAATAAAGTACCGCGTGTCGTTATCTAATACTAAATATTTGTCATTTATCGTTATCACTTTTTATAGCCCTTAAGATTTCGTTAAAACTTACTACACTATCACCCGAAGTGTGTATGTCTACGCTTTCTTTTGGTTTGCCTAAGTAATATTCTAAATATAGTTTTGCCGCTGACATATCTTGTTTATTAACGGCTTTGTCGTATACCGTCTTTAAAACTTCTACTACGTTTTCTACCGAAGCAGCAAGTTCTAAAGCGTTTCTATATTCGTTCTTTCGTTTGTCCGCTCCTTGACTTTTAGTAGAATGTCCACCGTTATTTTTTCTATTGTCCATAATTTAAAAGAAATTAACTATTATTTTTTTTCTTATTGGTTTTAGTTTCGTCTTTTACTTTAACTATTTGCATCACTAGCTTGTTTAAAGTAGTTTAAAAATTCGTCTTCGGTTAGTTCTTCTACTCCTAAGAAATTGTCGCACTCGGTTTGTAAATACATTATATGGCACTTCTTTTTTTCTAAAGTGCGCTTCATTAGTTCAGCGTATTCTTTTACGTCTTTGCCGTAGTCTATTAAGTAATATTTATTTTCCGTACTCATCGTGTAAAGTTTTTAATTTTAACAACATATCACGTAAACAACTTCCGCAGCTTGTAGGTTGCTGTTTCTTTTTAAATACTCTATTGTATATTTTTATTAGTTCTCTTTGTTCACTTGGTTTTAGTTGGTTTCGTGTTTCGCTAAACCACCATACCAAATATTGGTATTCGTCTTCTTGTAAGCATTCAGGTTTTACATACGGAAAAAGTTTGTTTAACTTCTCCTTGCGTTCGTCACAACCGCAGTCTTCACCCATTACCCACTTCGCTAATTTAGCAACTCCAGTAACTTCTAATATTTGTTCGATGCTGTCGCCAAGCCCTTCAGCTTGTTTTTTTCTTCTTGCCATTTTTTTAAT